CACAAATTTTAGGAGATGGTATTAAAACCATGGAAAAGTTAAAACAAATCCTATACGGAAATCGTTTAGGAAATGAAGCACTGGCACAGGTCGACGCGTTACTTCGTGAGATTGTTGCCACTGTGAAGGCACACGCTCAGATGGATTCGCGAACTGTACCGGACTTAGAGACTGCGTTTATGCAGTACGATGAGTACATTTCTGCCCTTCCAGTTGTAAGGGAATCTACTGAACCGGAAGAGGCGCCTGAGATTTGAGGTGGTGTGATTGGCGTGCGTACAACAAACATCCACTGCAAAGAAGTACGTCTGGCTGATCCGAATATTAGTCGCAGACTTGATACTTTATCTCGCGATAATTTGGTTGTGGTCGAACGGCCTTACCGAAAAGTTATCGTTGGAAAGTTACTGCCTTGGCTTAATCGTAAGCTCAGGACTACTCGTTTGCCTGATCACCTCGATGAACTTGAACAGAGATATGCTGAAAGGGTTGATTGGCCACGTTCAAGATTCAATGCAAAGCGACTCCAAAGTGCAGCGAATGCCTTTGAAGACACGCTTGCGACACCCCAACTATTGGATCGGGACTATAATACTGATGTTGTTGAAGCTGGTTTTGCACCTGCTGTCACCGCTAGTAGACACGATCTCGACCTTGTTGGACGTGATTTGAGTAAGAGCGCGGGCTTGCCGACGTTTGGCTCCAAGCTTGAAAACCTTGGTGCGGCGAAGCAATACAATCTACACGTAAAATCGAACCCAGTGTTGAAAGAGTGCTATCCATATTTCAACGGGTTCCGGACGCAAATGGCACCTCCGGATGATTTCAAAGTGCGTCTTGTATGGATGTGCCCCTGTCACATGTTTCTCTTGCAAATTGAAGGATATTCCGACGCAATCCGAAACGCTCAAGCGAATTGGACACAACACGCGTTCTCTTCGCCATTCTATTTCGATCTAGCGACGCTCAAGTCGAAGTTCGACGGTTGGGAAGCGGATTCAAACGAATTAGTGGTATTAGATGCCACTGCTTTCGACGCTTCAGTACACCGTGAGGAGGTAGAACAACTTGTTCGTCATAATGCTGGAAGCTACGAGTTTGTGGATTTACTCGTTGACTACGAAAGAAGAGCGGAGGTGTTAACACCTGAAGGTTACGTTGAGCGGGATGGTGGGAAGTCATCTGGCGACGTCGATACTAATCTTCTCGACGGTCAAGCCAATGTATGGGATATCGTAAGTGTGTTCGAACGACTGAAATTGCTGCGTTATTTAGAGCATATTTTAGTTAATGGAGACGATGTCATCCTGTTTCTGTCAACTAAGTTGACGGATAACAATTTGCTGAAGATTGGAAAGCATTCATTGAGATCAATTAACGCTGATAAAAGTGATCGACGGCAAAGAACGTCCTGGTTTAGCAAACTGTACCTTGATCCCGAATTGGATAGACCGACCAAACCATTGAATTTGGTTTGCAATAGTTTGTCCTTTCAGGAACGGTTTTCTGATCCAGCAAGAAGTGGGCGTGCATCACAGGCCCTAAGTGCTACGATGATTCTATCGTATGCCGAGGGACACCCACTATTTGATGAGTTTGTCCGCGAGTTCAAAAGATACGAGAAGTATCCGCTGAGTTCGTTGCCTGACGAGCAGGTTGTTGAAGCTGCTGAGTTATGGCTGGCTGACCACGGTTGGGCTGTGGACGTCGGACAAGTTCCATCCAGTGCCAAGGAGTTTGCGAACTCGCTTCGTAAGAAGTGGGATTCCTACTGATCGC